TAAGAGTAGATGTTAATAAAAATGGAATTCGTAGAGAAACTACATATCCACAAAAGCCTAAGAAAGCCCGTAGAGAGCATAAATAATTGAAGGCATCAGATTACTTTAAGGATGTTCCATTAGAGCTCCTAGCCCTATCTGAAGGCCGTAAAGAGCTAACTAAATATGATCCTATGCTCTTTGCTTTACTATATTTGCCACATCATCTAAAAAATGCTCATGGAGAACTCACTTTATCGGAATTTCACTCTGATCTTGCTGAATATGGCAAGCTATGGATAAATCCACCTTCCCGCCCCAAGCAACATAGAGATGCATTCATTGCTCCAAGAGAATGTGGTAAATCTACTTGGATATTTCTTATTTTGCCTATGTGGGCTGCCGCTCATGGTCATGTTAAGTTTATTGCTGCATTTTCAGATGCTGCATCACAGGCAGAGACTCACTTAATGACATTTAAAAATGAATTGGAGACAAATGACTACCTGCGAGAAGATTATCCAGAACTATGCTCACCTAAAATTGTCGGCTCAACTGGGCGTTCCCTTGCATCAAACTCTTGGCGTATTATTCAGTCAAATGATTTTATATTCGACGCTAACGGTATTGACACTAACTCTCTTGGTAAAAAGGTCTTTGGCCAACGCCCTGACCTCATTATTCTTGATGATATCGAAAAAGGCGAAAAGAATTACTCAGAATATCAAGCAGGACAGCAGAAAAACACCGTCTTCGACGATATAGCCCCAATGAACATTTATGCCCGCATGATTTTTGTGGGAACAACAACAATGCCCAATTCTGTGATGGATCAGTTCAGAAAACATGCAGAAGGACAAAAAGATCAAGCTTTAGAGTGGATTGATGACCAAAATGTAAAGGTTCATTACTATCCAGCAATTATGACTGCTGATGACGGGACTGAAAGATCAGTCTGGCCAGAAAAATGGCCTATGGAATGGCTTGAGTCACAAAGACATATGAGAGATTTTGCCAAGAACTATATGAATAGACCTATCAATACTGATGGGACTTTTTGGACAAATGAAGATATAATTATACAAGAAGCAGAGGAATATGGAAATACAATCATTTCTGTTGACCCTGCAGTAACAAAAAATAAGGTTTCTGACTATACAGGTGTGGCTGTATTGTCAAGAGGTACTGATAGTTTAGGGCAGGAAGTAATTTATGTCCGTGAAGCACTACAACTAAAGGTATCTCCACAAGATCTTGCTGCAAGAGTAGCAGATCTAGCTGAAACTTATGATGCTGGAGTTCTTTATGTTGAAACCAACCAAGGTGGAGATCTCTGGAAGGATGTATTTAAAGAAATAGACATTAAATACCGCTCAAAACATCAGAGGTTATCAAAGCAGATACGTGCTGGCAAAGCTCTTAACTACTACCAACAAGGTAAGGTAAGACACGACAGACACTTCCCTGCACTGGAAGAACAAATGTGGTCTTTCCCAAAGGTAAGCCATGACGACGTTCTGGATGCTGTTGTAACTGGAGTCTTGTACTTCTTGGACAACAAAGCAGTAAAAGTTGGTGCAAGACAAATAAATTACATAAGGAGATAGAATGTCAGACATTAAATTAGCTCTTGAGCACATTGTTGCCAAGAGAGAAGAATATAAGAAGGTAGAAGCATATTACGAGGGTAATGAAGCAGAAATCTTCGCATCACGTAGATGGCATAGAATATTTAAGCATGACAAAGTAGACTATAAGTTTAACTTTGCCAGAACAGTAGTAGATAGCGTTTCAAATAGACTTGAACTCGCAGCAATTACAGCAACAACAGATGCTGCAAATGCAAACCTAAACAAAATCATGGAACAAGCAGATTTTGAAATTGATACAAATGAAATTCACAGAAGAACTCTCGTTTATGGAGATGCATACGCAATTGTATGGCCAGACGAGACAGGCCAAGTAGTTATTAATTACAATTCCCCGTTGACAACTGCAGTTGTCTATGATCCAGAAAACCCAAGAAATAAGTCATTTGCCGCTAAATTGTGGCAGTCATATGATGAAGCTGGTCGTAAGACAATTAAATTAAATCTATATTACAAGGATCGTATTGAAAAGTATGTTGCTCTTGGAGATTTAGACAATATTACTGGAAATGCTTCAAATTTTGGGCTAACAGAAACAATTATTAACCCATGGAATGAAGTTCCAGTTTTCCACTTCCGCACAACAAAGCAATATGGAAGATCAGAGCTTGCAGATGCAATTGGACCACAAGATGCAATTAACAAGCTTATTTCAACACATATGTACACAGTTGATTATCAGGGTGCACCACAAAGATACGCACTTTCATCTGGAGGCAATGACTCAGAGTTTGAAGACTTTAATAATGACTCAACAGATAGAGATAACCTAGGTGCATTGAAGAATGGCCCAGGAGAACTATGGTACCTAAAGGGTGTCAATTCAGTTGGTCAATTTGCACCAGCAGATCCAAAGACATTTACAGATCCTATCAAGGACTTTGTAAGAGCTATGGCATCTATCACAAGCACTCCTTTGCATTATTTTGAGAAGAGTGGTAATATTCCATCAGGCGAAGCTTTAAGAACAGCTGAAGGCCCATTGATGAAAAAGGTGGAAGACCGCCAAGTATCATTTGGAAGCACATGGAGAGATTTATTCGTATTCATGTTAACAGTCGAAGGAACTCCTTCAGACGTAGAAGTAGAATGGCAGAATGTAGAAACTATGGATAGCCTAGACGCATGGGAAGTAGCAATTAAGAAGACCATCGTAGGCGTAAACCTAAAGCAAGTTCTTGTTGAAATGGGATATGACTCAGAAATCGCAGACAAGATTGTTGCTGAAAGAACTTCAGTAGAATCACTAAGCCAAGGAATGAACACAAACAACGTATTACGTCAATCAGGCGTAGACACAGACAACATCTAAGAGATTGGACGATCAAATGGAAAATGAAGTAATAAATAACGAGACAGTAGAAATCAAGGACCCAAAGGCTGTACTTGATGCTTTGGACAGAGCAAAGGCGGACGCCAAGCGATTCAGAGAAGAAAAAGAAGCCCTAGAAATTAACCTAAATTCACGGGATCAGAAGATTGCTGAATATAGTGGAAAACTCTTGAGAGAACAGGTCAAAAAAGAACTAGCTGCTCAAAATATTACTAATGTTGATAGACTACTTAAGTATATTGATTTTAATAAACTTGAGTTTGACGAAGAATTTAATGTATCTGGACTTGAAGACCAAGTTATTGGCATAAAGACAGATTTCCCAGAATTCTTTGACCCAAAGCTTCTTGTGGCAGGAAAGGCTGATTCAGCAGATGCACAAATTGTAAATGCCAGCCTAACTGTTTCAGATAAGCAAGCAAAGATGTTGCTTGGGAAGTAGAAATATAGTATAATTTAAGGATGCAGACTCCGATTGGACGATTGGGTTTGCGGATATAAATTGGACGATTTAAGATCTAATAACCTAAGTAACACAAAAAATAAACCAAACTAAAAGGAGAAATACTATGGCCGCAGGTCGCACAGATCTCACCGAAGCTAATGGTTATATTCCAGAGGAAAAGGGATCCGTTGCTATTCAAGCAACTACTCAAAACTCTGTAGTAGAAGCATTTGCTCGTCGTGAGAACATGGCTTCTCGCACAAAGGGCGTTCCTCGTTTTGTTTCTGATGCTCCAGTTATCGTTGCCGAAGGCGTCGATATTCCGAACTCAGACACAACACTTGATGAAGTTGTTCTTACTGCTAAGAAGTACGCACAAATTTTTAACATTTCAGAAGAAGATATCAATGATTCATTGGTAGACACACTTAATACTTACAAGAGAGAGTGGGCATCACTCTGGGCACGTAAGTATGACAACGCATGCCTTGGCGTAACAGCTGCAGGCGACGGAGACGACGGACAGCCGTTTGACTCTGTATACCGTGTTGTTTCACAATACAACTCAGCTTCAAACCGCATCCAGACAGCTGGAGCTCTAACATTCAAGGACATCTCAGATGCTCTTGGACTAGCTGAGCAGAGCAAGTACTTTGATGCTGCTAACACAGTAATCATCGTTCACCCAAAGATGCTTTCACACATCCGTAACATGGAAACAACAGGTGGAAACCTAGTTCTTCCAGATCCACTTGGAGCACGTCCAGGATCACTATTTGGATACCCATTGGTAGTTTCATACGGTGCAGCTACATCAGCAGCAGCGACAGCAGCTCCAACAGGTAACCCACTTTTGATCGTTGGTAACCGCAACATGATGATCAATGGTGTACGTTCAACAATCGAATCAGCTGTATCTCGTGATGCAGACTTTTCAAAGGACGGCGTTCTTCTCAAGACACGTGTTCGTAGAGGCTTTGCAGTTGCTGCAGCTGAAGCGTTCGCAGTTGTTGAGATCACCGCTGCTGCATAAGGGGGATATGACACATGGCATCAAAACTATACGGTAACTTCCTAAAGCAAGCACTTAACAAGGAGATCGATTTCGATACAGATACTATTAAGGTAGCTCTCGTTTCATCTTCATACACTCCTAACCAGGACACACACGATTACTGGGATGACGTAAATACTTACGAAGTCACAGGAACAGGTTACACAACTGGTGGAGCAACTCTAGCTTCAAAGACTTCAACTTACGACTCAGGAACAAACACAATCGTGCTTGATGCTGCTGACGTAACTTGGTCAAGCTCAACAATTACTGCTCGTTATGCAGTCGTTTACAATGACTCAGGTGCATCTGCAGCTGCGAAGGCCCTTATCGGCTACGTAGACTTCGGTTCAAACCAGTCATCAACAAACGGTAACTTTACAATCACATGGGATGCAACAGGTATTGTTCGCATCACAGTTGCGTAAGGTATAATATAAATATGGACGTAAAGGTAGAGGTCACTGCAATGACAGCAGGTTCAACAATCGTTGAGCCACAGCTGATTACTGTTGTAGCCATACAAGACACTCCTAAAGTCGTCACAGTCAGTGGCCTCTCCTTTACTGTTCCTTCAGTCGGCGGAAACTCTATATCCGCAATTAATCCAGAATTCATGAAAGTGGGGGCTCTGGTCTAGGCATACGCCTAGGCCTTTTTTATTATGGGTGCATTTGAAACGGTAATGTCAGGCCTTGGTCCATATGCATGGGCTAAGTTAAATGAAACTGGAGCAACTGCTTTTGCAAATAGCGGAAGCCAGGGCGGAACAATCTCAGTACAAGGTACTTGGACTAAAGGTGCAACTGGTATTGATTCTACAAATGGAGCATCTACCCCTACAGGACAATTAATTTTTACTATTGATCCATTTAGATCAGCATCATCATTTTCAATGTGGTTTAAGCGTACTGGTGGAACAAACTCAGTAGGCAGAAACCTTATGGAAGCTTACGTAAGCTCCTCTTACAATTTTGACTCAGTTGGTGAGTGTGGTATTAATACATCTGGTTATGTTCAATTTGGACCTAGATATAGCACAGCAATGACTTCTATGACATCAAATGTCAACGTACTTGATGGAAACTGGCACCATATTGCATTTACAAGAAATGGCACAACTGCCAAGATTTATGTTGATGGAAACCTTACAAATACTGGAACAGCTGGTTCTGGAACAAGCACTACTACTACATCAGTTTATATTGGACTTGCTACCGCTGACGGTACAAACACTTATGATGAAGTAGCTTATTTCCAAAAGGAATTAACAGCTGCTGAAGTTGCTTCTTTATATTCTGGAAGCACAGCAACAAATATTAACTATACAGATACTGCTGGCATGGCAACAGCCACACCACATGCTTTAATGATTGATCCAGCAATTTCTTTACAATCAAACGTTCAATACACAGCAGATCCTTCTACAGCAAGTGCTGACACAGTAAGCCCAACAGTAAGCGCTGATAGCAGTGCAGAATATGCTGCAGATGCTTCTACAGCATCATCTGAAATGGTTGACTCTACAGTAGAGGCAATTGGTAACGTAGCACACACAGAAACAGCATGGACTGCTTCTGCTGAAATGGCAGACCCAACAGTCTCTGCTCAGATTTATGTATCTGTGGCGGCGGATCCAATGGATGCCTCTTCATTATCTCCAGCAAACATATTCTTTGGAGTAGTTGTTGAAGATACAGAATACACAGTTCAAGCTAGACAAATTATTGCAAGTATTGCAAATCAGGCAGTCACTACATCATTCACAATTGGTACAGATAATGCTGGAGGCGGAGGAAAAGTATCTCTTGCATTAAAGCCAAACTCTGGATTCCCTCCAGCAAATAAAATTGTAAAGGCTGTATTCCACCCAACACAAGTAACTGCTTCTACAGCAGCAGATGCTTCTCCAAGCAACACATTTAATATTTACGTATTTACAGAAAATCCTGGAAGCAATTTCCAGAGCATGACATATGCAAATCTTCCTGCAAAAGAATTACTTTATGCAACAAGATTAACAGATGACGGAGTTAGCTTTAAACCAGATCTAACTGCAGCATTTAATGATGCCCGTTCACATGACTATGGTATTTTAATTGAGCATGTGGGTACTGGCGGTTCTTCATATGACAGAACAGAATTCTCAGTACCAAATGGCGTAGATGACAGCTTGCTTTATATTCTTTCATCAGATGTTGTAAGCAAAAACCTAAACGCAGATGCAATTACTGCTTCTGGCGAAATGGTAGACCCATCTACAACAACTATTAATAATTTAGATTTAGCAGCAGACGTTGTTACAGCAAATGCTGAGATGGTTGATCCAGTAGGCACAACTTCTCAAAACACAAGCTTTACAGATAGCCCATGGACAGCATCAGCTGAATTTGTAGATCCAGCAGTAGCAGCAGAACTAATAGTTACATCAGGACACCTTGAGGCAGATTCTCTAATGGTTGATCCTACCCTTGACATTACTGGCACATATATTTATTACTCAACAGAACCTATGGGAACTGCATCTGCAGAAATGGTTTCTGCTGGATGGAATATTGGCGAAGAAAACCAAGCAACACACATGGATGGTTCTGCTTTGATGGTTGACCCATCACTTCGTGCAGATAACCTACAATACGCAAACGAAACAAACGGGCATCTTGCAGAAATGCTTGACCCATCAGTTACAGTTGTACTTAACTCACAAACAGTTTATGCACAGGCTATGGAAGCATCAACATTATTCCCTAACCCAGTTTACAGCCGTGCACTAGATCCATATTACACACGCATTCGTGAATTACTAAATGATTCAAATGATGCCGTTTCAGCTAAGCCATCTTATCTATATATCTTTGACGGATTAGATAGTGATACATATGGTTGGAAGCCAACTATTAAGAATTCAAACTGGACTTCTACAGATGGAGACTTTAACAGCTATGGAGTTACAGCTGGCGGAATAGTTTCAGCACCTGGTGGAAGAAAGGGTACAAGCCTAACAAATACTGGCGTAACCTACACAATGGGAGATTACAACCCATCAGGTAGATATTCTGGAAGCAAGTCTGCTGTCGAAGTTGTATTTAGAACTAATGAACTAAATGCTGGAATGTTCTACAACAGAAGATTCTCATCTAGCCTTGGCGGTGGAACAGAAGTTAAAATGTCCATCAAGAATGGCAAGATTAACTTTGAATTATGGTCTGCTGGATCAAATACAGGCTGGAGCTTCCAATTAGGATATGAAGGATTTAAAAATGTATCTGATGGATTCTGGCACCATGTCATTATCAACTTTAGCGATGATGTTGTAAATGGACCAAACTACTTTGATATCTACATTGATGGTCAGCGTGATATTAAGAGATTCCAGACACTATCAAATGCTACAAAGGGTAGATACCCATCACTAGTAGCTAACTTTACTGGCGATATTGTTTCTGTGGCTCATTATGAGCTTGAACTATCACAAGATGATATTGTCAAGAACTATTACCTAGCTCTAGATATCCAAGCAATTGAAGCTGAGCCTATGTTGGCTACACTTGCAGATATTGTTCAGCCTAAGAAGGTTCGTGGAAATAGAAAGAGAATGCTTGTAGTTTACACAGGCTATACTCCAGGATTCTATTCTGATGGATACAGAATTAAAGAAGGTGGATTGCTTGTTACAGATAACAAGGAATTTGACTACGACTTTGGACCAACAATTCCAGTATATGAAGACACAAATGTTGGAAATAGCTGGGGAGAAGTAGACGTATTTACAATTCCAATTATTGGACCATGGAGAGATGCAATTTCTGATGATTACAGAACTGTTGATCTAAGAACAGACGTAGCATTAGCAGACTTTGACATTGTTACTTTCCGTGACTATCCAAATGAGTCTACAGAATTTGACGCAATTAATACCCGTAATATTGGCGGGACAACAGGAGCCAAGCTTAGAGACGTATGGCAGAAGGAAAGAGAAGTATTTGCTACAAACCTATTGCTTGCAATAAATGAAACTGGAACATCTCTTTATGTAAATGATCCACAGCTAGCAATTGATTTAGGAATTGTCGACAAAGTTGTACAGGTTTCTGACACTGTTGAAATTGGTGGCTCAATAGATGCAGCTGGAAACGGAGCAGGAGCACTTGACCCTAGATCATACGACCTAGATCCATTTGTTGGAAATGGTCGTGGAACTGGTACAACTCCAGCAGAATTACAAGGAATTGGATTCTCTGATACTCACACATTAGCTTTCCACAGAATTATTAATGAAGTTGAAGGTATCACAGATAGCACATCTAGAAGCGGAAAGTATTATGTAAAGGAACTTGCTAGATATATTCCATACAGCCCATTTGCTATTGACAGATATTCATTTAAGTATGGTCAAGCTGCACTTAATGAAGACTTCTATATTTCAGGAGCTGGCTTGTGGGGAGTTTACGGTGGCCCACAATTCAGACCACAGCAATTTGGTGGTGTAGGAGACCGTTGGAACATAATTGCAGTTCCACCTGCAAATGTAAAGGTTGGAACAATTGTTACCGCTATTTCTCCAACTTACTACAATGGAAGAACATCTACAGCTAATCCATATTCTGGATATGCAACTACAATTGCTATTCAGCCAGGACAAAGCATAAATGGAATTCAGATGAACTCAAAGGTATTCGTCAGCCTTACAGAGCCAATGCAAACATCTGCACCTGACTCAACAGTACGATTCCAGGATCAGACAAAGCCTATAACAGAAGTAAGTGCTGCTGACACTAATTACTACTGGGGTGGGGAAGCTGCAAATTGGCAGTACTCTACTTGGAGACATTCAACATCTACAAGAAACGTTAACTCTAGCGTTCCAGTAAATAATGGTCCACAATATCAAAATGGCACTGGCCAAGGGGCGAAGCAGGAGCAGGTATCTGCTGATACTGTTGAGTTTGTTAATATCTCAGTACCAACTGTAGAAATTTACTTCAACTATCAGGAATACAATGTTCCAAGATTTACACCTTCAAATGCTGGATTTAACTGGTTGTCAGATGCAGTAATAGTTAGAGATGAAGATGCAATAATCAGACCTGTCCCATTGACAGCAACTGGAACAATAATTGACCCTGTTGTATCATTAGAAGTTAATAACGAGATCTTTGCAGTTTCTATGGTTGCAACAGCAACAATAGTACAACCTACAAATTACGGTTTGCCAGACGCTAGAAGCTTGGCACTACCAATGATGGCAGAGTCCAGAATGCCTGAAGTGGTTAAGATAGTAAGAGCAGAGCCTATGACGGCAACTGCAAACATTGGACAAAACTTTACAATTACCGCAAGTGGAGAAATGGTTGTTCTAACACTCCAACACTCTGATGCAGTACTGTATATAAAGGAGGATATAAACAACTAATGATAAGTCAATATTGGGTTGACCAAATCCCTGCAAGGCCAATAGTCATTGATATCAAGGACTCCAGCGGTGCTGCAGCAAATTTGGCGGGATATACAAATATCACACCCTATTTAATTAACGAAAGAAATCAGGAACTAAATATAACTGGTTATACATTAGACATATCGCAGAGAAATGTAGGAAGAATTCTGTTTACATTTCCGCAGGGGCGAACTGTCTTTGAACATCCAGGAGATTATTTGCTTCAGATAGAGCTAAAAACAGTTTCAGGGGCTGATACAACCAACCTTGATTACACAACTGCACACAGAATTGTTGTAAAGACATTGGGAGGTGTAAATAGATAATGTTTATCACTGTAGAGGGAGTTAATTCCCTAACTGGTAAAGATGTTACCCTAGACCTTATTCGTCGCTCACAGGGGCTTATAGAGGCTTATACAGGCCTTCCAGAGGCACTTGTAGAGAACACAAAGGATCTACAAATACTTGCTAAGATGACTGCATATCAGGCTGCCTATATGATGGATAATGAATCTATTATATGGGAACAGGTTGCAACATCAGCTGCGGGCTCTGGAGAATCTGTAGTCACATTTAGAGCAGACCTAGAAGCTCCATACATGTCTCCATTGGCAATAATTGCTGGTCGCAAGCTTTCAACAAAAAGATCACGCTCAGTTCGCACAGGAAGAATATTCCAGTACGGACCAAGAGATAACTGGAAGAACGACTAATGAAGACAAGAGCATTTCAAAAATACTACTACACAGTAGATGTGTATGACTACGATGAAACAACAAATATCGATGGCGATATTGTTAGACAATACTCATTTCTTGAGACACGCAATATAGACATCACAACAGATAACACAAACAAGATTATTGTTCGTGCTGAATTGCCTATACCTAAAAACTACCAATTACGTAATTTAAAGGATAGAAGCGGCAATGACGTACAGCCTGGATATGTTTGGTTTATCTCATCAGTAGAGCCAGTATTAAATGCTCTTAGCCTAATAGAAGGATATAAAATGAAGACTGGAGCAGCTACCTTATAATGACTGATCCACAAATTATACTTAGCGTTATTGCTACAACACTATCTATCTTGGGAGTCATGGAAGTTCGTGTTCGTAATATAGTAAAGCATTACTTAGCAGAACTTAAGCCAAACGGCGGGTCAAGTGCAAAAGACCAAATCACAAGAGTTGAAAACAGACTAGACGATCTATATAAGCATCTATTGGAGAAGTAATGGCACGTAGAATGTCAATTAGAGTTGGCGGACCAGGATTATTATCTACCTTTAGAACAATAGCAAGAGCTACAAGTCCGCTTATGAGGTCTGCTTCAATTTTTGCTAGATCTAGTGCTAGCGGAATAAGAGATGGCTATTTTGATCAATCATATTGGGAACAGCAATATCCAGGAATTTTGGAAGATCAAAGATATAAAGCTGGCAATGCTGGTCAAGAAAGCATATTGACTAATGACTGGTATAACGCTGCTGAAGATTATTGTTTAAATGATGGACAAAACTTTACAAAAGATGAGTTTCTCTCATATATTGAGAATGCAATAGGATCAGATAAATTTAATGCCGTTTCTATTATTTCTGAGGAATGTGCTGAAGAGCTAGAATTAGCCTGGGATGACTCTTATGGTGGAGATAATCAGGGTCCTACCTTATTTAAGAGTGGTGGATCCAGTGGCAAATATAGCGCAGATGAGGCTTGGGCAATATCCGTAGGACTTTAACTTGCATCAGAATAGAGTTATAGGATATAATTGATATATCGTCTTAGGAGGGCGAATAT